GGGTGGTGAATAAATCGCCAACCTGATACAACTTGTCGTTGATTGTCATTTTTGCCTCTTTTCTGTGTAGGGTAGTAGTATAGCATTGGGGTCTGACATTAGTCTAGCCCTATCTCATTATTTGAGATAATTATTGTGTGACCTTAGTCACTTTCTTGCAGCCACGCCTCTAGGTGGTGTTGTTCTACGATAGCCCAAGCGGGTGCGTGAGTCTGACCTTTGTAGAATACGCCTTTAGGCATTTCGATTGCTCGATCAAAATCTTCTTCCCAGTATGCGTCAATAGCCTCGATGCAAGGCTCGACCATTGAGAGCGGAACGGGTGGATAGTGATTACCTTGTAAGTGATAACCTAGTGCAACTTCTAAATCTAATTCTTCAGATAAACTTACTGCTGTTGTGTATCCCATTAGTTATTCTCCTTTATAGTTACTTCAGCCCAAGTGTTATTTTCATTAGCAAGTGGTAATACATTAGACATACCAAGTGCGTGTAGTGTTGCTTCCTTACACATTTTTGTAACTGAATAAGTATCAAGCGCAATTAGCGCAGGCAATAAATTAGCGGGAATTTTATCCAAGTCAATAACTGCCTCAAACTCAACTGTGTGTGGAACTTTCATTAGATTAGACATAACTTACCTTTCGTTGTTGGAATAAGAGTATTTTAGCATATGGCACTGACATTACCTAATCCATTCTCGGCGTGTCGCAGCTTTTGTGATAATACTCACAATTCCAGGGGTTGTGGATAAGTATCGTAAGCCTGTGGATAACCCCCTACATATAGGGGCCGAGCTGACAATTGTCAACTCGACACACCATTACCTATCCCAACGATTAGGCAAATCTTTTTTACCGTCATTATCGATATCTGATTCTGCATGCGTCCACATATATATTGCTAGCACAATTGGTGAGCACAATAAACAAATTAATATGATTCCGATCAAAGATCCAAGAATGTCATACATTATTTTTTACTCGCAGAAAATCTAATATCCGCTTTACCGTAGACACACAATCCACAAGAAACGCAGGCGGACCCATTGCTAGAGATAAGTGGAATACTCTTCATATTCTCAGGGCACTTAGCGCCAGGCTTGCCAGTCAATTCTTTCATTGTGTCTTCGGTTGCAGCGAATGTCTTTCCTAGATAAGCAAGGCGGACCTTAGAATTAGTTTTCAAATCGAATGCTATTTCTTTATTTTCATCATCGGTTGAATAGTATAAAGATAGGTTAGATACATCCTTAAGAATAAGCGCTGCAGACTTTACACGAGTATAAACCCAAAATTGAACATCGGGATGATTTTCAATAATTACTTTCCAGGCATAAGTATAAGTATCATTGAAGAAATCTCCGTCCCAGTGGATACGGAATAATTTAGGAGCGTCTTTCTTTTCACAATCAGCAATAAATTCAACAATCATCTCATCCAATAGAATGAGCATTGTATCGGTATCGGCGTCTTTAAGTAATTCCCAATTGTGTAACAAATTAGTTTTTACTCCAGGAAATAGTTTTTCTAGTTTTCCCGCATAGCAGACACTCTCGCAAATAGACGTTGCGCCAGGACAAGAATAATTCTTTCCAGCAGGTAATCCGAACGTGTTAGCAATTGCGGCTTGCTTTCCATTTTTTGTGACAAGGTTAGCCACCTTTCTATCATTAGAACGTTTTAGTTTCATTGGACCTCAATCGTTGGTTGAATGGCAAGTATAGCAGAATTGACTGACATAATCTAATTCTAGCCCAGCTTTTCCAGGTGATTTTGATCACACCCGTAACGACACGCCCGACCCCGTGCCTTTGTGGGCCAGCTGGCTAATTGTCAAATTTATTTTTATGTTTGATCTTGCGTGTGTATTTCTTTTTATTGCGAACAGGTTGCGCCGCATTACTGCGACGCAATTCCTGAATTCGCTTTACTTTATCTTGAAGTGAAGTTAGGAACATGATACCCACTCGCTTCGTGAAATCGTTTTACATCAAATCGTTCATTATCAATCGCAAACATTTCAGCGAAATCATTTACGATTTTAGAAAATACAGCGGGGTGAATTTTATTGCTAGCATACTTTAGAATTTCTGCAGTTGCGACATAATCTTTACGAGTCATCATTTTATTACAACCTTTCTGCCTTCACGATAAAATAATTTTGTGTAGCATTTTCCGCTAGGTGTATAAAGATTTACAGTAGCAAATTTATCAGCAAATCCCCAATCCACATACTTAGCAAATTCGGTGTGTGCTTGTAGTTCATCTCCATAGGAGAAAGTTGCGTGAGCGGGTTGCTCATCATAGGCAACAGTTATTTTATACATTAGTTTCCCTTTCGTTAGTTAAAAAATGAGTCTTGCTCTTTGCCAAAATCGCAATCGCAAGTTTCGACATCAAAATTATTGTTATCTCCAAAAAAGATTAGTCCAGTTGAATTACACTCTGAGCAATCTATACGCATTACTGAGTTAATCATTAGTGTTGTTCCTCGCAATCATTAGAGTAATCAAATTCGCAAAAGTAGCAACCCATAAGTTCGCTATGCGCTTTACATTGGTAGCGAAATTGACTTTCATCGCAACACATAAAAGTGTAATCCCAAATCCAGTAGAATTCGTTTTGGTCAATTACGGCGGTCAAATTATTCACCCACCTTTACGGCAACAGTTGCGAATTTATTTCGCAGACCGCCAGCATTTACTTCGATTAGAAATGCTTCGATTTTATCGCCATACCAAATTGCTGGGTGAGCAGGTCGGGCGGATACAATTTCGCCAGAAAAGTGGCGATTGCGTGAGCGGTAGTTTTGTCCTACGAGTAGGCTTTCGATTGTGTAGAGTTTGGTAGCCATTGGCAGACCTTCTTTCGTTTGTTGTTATGTATGGAATTATACACGAACCCACCGACATTTTCACATTACTAGCCAGTAAATCCAAATATTGAGACGCTCAAGCCTTGTGATACTAATCACATAAAAATGTCCGTTTTGTCTGTCAAATCGACACGCCGTAAAATTCCAGGGTTTTTATAACTCTTTCATAACGACACGCCCGACCCCGTGCTTATGGGGGCGGATCAACTTTATCAAGTCGACACGCCGCTAGTTATTGAAAATCTTTTAGAATTTCCTCAAGCTGATTTATTTGCTCATCGCTAAGATGATCTAATTGAATTGTTTTTTCAAATCCGAATAAATCCATTTTAGTATTCTCCCTCTTTTACATCTGGCGTTAGTTGTAATTCTTGAGCACATTCTAAACATACGGGGCGCTCAAATCGGTAATCAAATAAATCTTCATCTAGATTTTCTAAACATTCTTCGCAATAAGTTAGGTCATCCATTTATTCGTTTTCCATTTCTGCTAAATAATCTTCGTGTTCAACTAATCCGATTGCAAAAGCAACAGGATCACAACATTCCAAAATCTCGGCGGGTGTAAAAGTAGAGTAACCAATTTTTACAGTAGGATAAACATCATTAAGTAAATCTATAAAACTTTCTTTTATTTCTAAATCTTTTTCAAATTGCGATTTCATCTGCAACCTCTTTCCATTCAAAACAATAAGAGTCTGAAACCCAGTTATTTTTAATTACATCATCAAATAAAGATAACGCTTGGTCTTCATCTTCTGCATCTATGTCTAGCCAAACGCCGAATGTGTATTTTTTCATTAGAGCGCACCTTCCTGAAATAAACCGATTTCTAAATCTAGCAATTCATCTGGTGTTGCCTCGGATAAATCTACCCAGCCAGCACCTTCCTCATCTATGCGAAAGATTTCTACATAACCCATTAGTCTGCCTCCTTAGTATTGAATAGAGAGGACATTTTATCATTAGCCTCCGACATTGTTGCGATAGCCTTTAGAAGGCTTGCCTTGCGTTGCGCCTCTACATGCGCCTTGTATTCTTCTAGGTTCATTTCTGACCTTCTTTCGTTGTTGTTATAGTAGGAATTATAGCGTATCGCACCGACATTATCCAATCGACACGCCGTGTTTTCATAAATCTTTTTATGTGATAAATCTCACAAAATTCCAGGGGTTATCCACAGGTAGCGTAACGACACGCCCGACCCCGTGCCTTTGCGGGCCAGCTTGATTTTGTCAAACCGACACGCCGTAGCGTTAGTCTAATTTATTATGAATTATGTCACGGATTACTAGGCGCAGCATTAGCAGGGTAGGTATTCCGATACCGATCTGCACGGCGGTAGTTAGTAGGCGATTAGTAGTCATTACTTACGCTTCTTTCTCTTATAGATAATAACACCTAACGCAATAGACCAACCTACAATTAGTAGTTGCCAAGATAGTGCTACATAGCACCAGTTAGTGTCTAGTTCTAATCCGTATCCATTTAGTTCTAGTGTCATTATTAGTTATCCCAACTTAGTGCGAATACTTTTGCTAAT